CATACGTCGGGATGTAGGAATTGGATGGCGGCTGATCCCCGCCCTTGTGGTTACTCCGGCCTCGCAGGGCTGCGACCCTGCGAGGCTTTTTTCATGGCGGACCTCTCTGAGCAGATCGAGACTCTCGCCCAGGCGCCCGCCAGTGTATCTGCTGGGGGCACGACTGTCACCGAGCCCAACCTCAAGGACGTAGTTGAGGCCGACAAGCACCTTGCCGAGAAGCAAGCTGTCAGCGCTCCCAACGCGGGCCTGCGCCTCTTCCATATCAAGTTCGGAGGAGCCGTCTAGTGTTCGGCTGGCTCCGGTCCCTGTTCGGTGGCAAGCCCCAACCCAAGCGGCAGGCGACGCTCCGCGCCAGCTATGACGCCGCGCAGACGACCGACGCCAACGAGCGGCACTGGTCTTGGGCGGACAGCCTGTCGGCACGCTCGGCCAACTCCCTGGAGGTGCGCCGCACGCTTCGTGAGCGGGCCCGCTACGAGTCGGCGAACAACTCCTACTGCCGCGGTATTGTCCTGACCCTGGCCAACAACCTGGTTGGCCCTGGCCCGCGGCTGCAAGTCACCGGCCCCGACGAGGTCGCCAACCGCCAGATCGAAGCGGCCTGGGCCGCTTGGGCCAGGGCCATTCGGCTGGCCGATAAGCTCAGGACTATGAAGCAGGCCAAGACGGTCGACGGCGAGGGGTTCGCACTCCTGGTCACCAACCCCATGCTGCCCACCTCGGTGCAGTTGGACCTGCGCCTGATCGAAGCCGACCAGGTGGCCAGCCCGTTCTTTCGCGCCACCGGGCCGGGCGATTACGTGGACGGCATCGAGTTCGACCCGTTCGGCAACCCGGCCGTCTACCACGTCCTCAAGAACCACCCGGGCGCCACGACCTTCTGGGCGTCCTCCTGGGGCTATGACCGGCTGCCGGCCCGCAGCGTCCTGCACTGGTTCCGCGCCGACCGGCCCGGCCAGGCCCGCGGTATCCCCGAGTACACCCCGGCCCTGCCGCTCTTCGCCCAACTGCGGCGCTTCACCCTGGCGACCCTGGCCGCGGCCGAGACGGCGGCCAACTTCGCGGCGCTCATCAAGACGAGTGCCCCGCCCTACACGGGCAGCGAGCAAGCGCAGGGCGGCCAGCAGGGAGATCATCCCGCCTTTGAGATCGAGCGGGGCATGATGACCTTCCTGCCGGAAGGCTGGGAGCCGTCGCAGCTCAAGGCCGAGCACCCGGCCACGACCTACGAGATGGCGGTGTGGTGCATCCTCCGGGAGATCTGCCGTTGCCTGAACGTGCCGCTCAACATCGCCCTGGGCGACAGTTCGAAGTCCAACTTCTCCTCAGCCCGGTTGGACCACCTGGTCTACCGCCAATCCGTGGGTGTGGAACGGGAGGACTGCGAACGTGAGGTACTGGAACCGGCTCTGGGGGCCTGGCTGGACGAGGCCACGCGCATCCCCAAACTCTTGCCACCGGGCACGCCACCCGTGGCGGCCGCCCTGCTGCACACCTGGCACTGGCCGGCATGGGAGCCGATCGACCCGAAGGTCGAGGCCGAGACGGAGCAGGTGCGGATGGCCGCCGGTACCGGCACCCTCGCCGAGTTCGCCGGTGCCCACGGCCAGGACTGGCGCGAGGTGATTCGCCAGCAGGAAGCGGAAGCCGCCTACCGGGCGCAGGTCCGGCGTGAGATGGGAGGGCCAAGTGTCCCGCAGCAAGCACAAGAAGTGGCGCAGCCAGCGGCCGCGTGAGCGGACCCGCGTGCAGGCGTCCGCCGGCTTCCGGCTGGCGCTGGCCTGCCCGGTCGAGATCGCCGCCCAGGCTGCGGGTGAGCAGGCCGGGCCACGGACGATCCGCATCGTGGCTTACACCGGCGAGGCCATGCGGCTGTGCTGGTGGGACGACCCGGTGGTCATCGACCTGGCCACCCTGGACCTGGCCGCCCAGCGCATCCCGGTCCTCTACGACCACACCAGTTATGTCGACTGCGTCCTGGGCCAGACCAACCGGGTGGCCATCGAGGCCGGCCAGATCGTGGCGACCGGCGCTCTGACCATCCCGCCGCCCGTGGAAGGCGAACAGCCTTCGGCAGCCGAGCGTGTCATCCGCCTGTCGCAGGCGGGATTCGTCTGGCAAGCCTCGATCGGCGGGCACGCGGGTTCGCGGGACTTCATCGCCGAGGGCAGCTCGGTCAACGTCAACGGCCGGGAGTACGCGGGACCGGTCTACGTGGCCCGCAATGTCCGCTTGCAAGAGATTTCGTTCGTGGTCAACGGCGCGGACCCCAACACGTCCGCGCTGGTGGCTCGACGCTTGAGGGCTGGAACGATGCCAACGTTTGAAGACTGGGTGATGTCCCTGGGGTTCACGGTCGAGGAGCTGACCGACCAGCAGCGGGCGGCCCTCCAGGTCGCTTACAACGACCTCTACGGCGACACGAGCACCGCAGACGACAGTCAGCCCGCCCCAGCGCCGGGTGCCGACCAGGCCGCGGCACAACAGGCGGCCACGACGCCCACCGCCGCCACGGCGCGCCGGCAACCCGGCAACCTGCAAGCAGCCACGACCCCCGACGTGGCCCGCCAACTCCGCGAGCAGGCGGCTGCCGAGATGGCCCGCCAGGAGGCGGTGCGGCAGATCCTGGCCCGGTACCCCGCGGACCTGCAGGTCGAATTCACAGTCCAGGGCCAGCAGCCCCGGCGTGTGCCCCTGTTGCAGCACGCGATTGGCGAGGGGCTCTCGCCTGACCAGACGGAGCTGGCCGCCATCCGTGCCCACCGGCCCCAAGGCGGGCAGTTCGGCATCGTCGTCCGCGACCACGACCGCGACTGCACCCTGCAAGCCCTCCAGGGCGCCATGATCCTGCGGGCCGGCGGGCGGCTCGACCACCCCGCCTATCAGTCGTTCGAGGCCGGCGCGGTCCAGGCGGACGGGCGGCCGCTTATCCCCAACTGGCTGCGGGCCGGCATCAACACCGAGATCCGCCAGCGGGCGATGGACAGCGCCCACCGCTACGCCGAACTGTCGGCCGTCGACCTGGCTGCCGAGTGCCTGCGCCTGGACGGCCGCGAGGTGCCCCACGGCCGCAGCAACGTCATCCGCGCGGCTGTCTCGTCGATGTCGCTCGCCAGCGTGTTCACCACCAACATCAACGCCATCCTGCTGCCCACCTACCTGGACGCCCCCGACACCACCGAGGGCTGGACGCGCGAAGTCGACGTGGCTGACTTCCGCTTGCAGGAGCGGCCCCGGCTCCTGAAGGGCGTCGGGTTGACCAAGCTGCCGCCGGGTGGGGAGGCGGACCATGCGACCCGGCAGGACTCGGGCGAGTCGTACCGGATCGCCCGCTACGCCAACCAGATCGTCATCGACGAACAGAACTTCATCGACGACGCCCTCGGGGCCTTCGCTGACACACCCGTGGAGATGGGCCAGGCGGCCGCCCGGCTGCGGCCCGACCTCGTATACGCCATCCTGCTGGCCAACCCCACTCTGGCGACCACGGGGCGAGCCCTGTTCAACGCCACCGACGGCAACACGGCAACCGGTGCGACCTTCGCGATGGCCGCCCTGCGTGCCGCCATCACCGCAATGATGGCCGTCCGCGAGAACGCGGTGAACCTCAACCTGGTGGCCACCCATCTCATCGTCCCCGTGGACCTGTTCCTGCTGGCGGGCGAGTCGGTGTCCTCGGCCGAGCTGGTGATCGCTGGCACTGCGGGCACCGTCACGGAGCGCGGATTCCGTAACGTGGTCAGCGACATGAACCTCAAGGTCGTGGGGGATGGTCGGCTGACCAACGGGGTGGTCGACCCGGACTCGGGCACGACCTATGCGGGCTCAACGACCACCTGGTACCTGGCCTGCAACGCCGTGCAGACAATCGAGGTGGGCTACCTGCGTGGCACTGGCCGAGCCCCCCGGGTCCGCTCCTGGACATACGATCGGGACGGCAAGTTCGGCATGGGGTGGGACGTGACGCTGGACATCGGGGCCAAGGCCCTCGACTGGAAGGGCTTCCAGCGCCGCTCGCCGTGACCAGCCCGCTGGTGTCGCGGGGTTGAAGACAGACCAGGACCAATGACGGAGGCGAGCCGTGGGCAAGCAGTACGAGGCGCGGCAGACGATCGTGGCTGGGGGCGTGCGGCTCGCGGCCGGCGACGTGTTCGACGAGTCGACAGTCGGGGCCGGCTGCCTGGCCTCTATGCTCCGCCTCGGCCAGGCCGTGGCCCTCGACCCGGCAGTGGCGCAGGCCGCGCCGGCCGATCGGCCCGCCGCCCTGCTGGCGGCCAAGGACGTGGAGATCGGACGGCTCAAGGCCCGCGTCGCGGAACTGGAAGCCGAGCGGGCTACCGCGACCCCTGGCCCTCCGGCCTCGGACACAGCGCCAGCGAGCGCCCCGTCGGATGGCCAGACCGACACGAAGCTGCCCGAGAAGAAGCCGAAGAAGTAACCGGCGGCACCAACCACGCAGACTGCAGGGGAGATCGATCGTGGGTGAAGCAACCCGTATCCGTGAGGGGGACGATGTGCGCGTGGGCTCGGCCGCGGCCGCCATCGCGTCCGGCGAGGTCTGGCAAATCCGCGACGGCCGGGCGGGATATCTGCCCGATGCCGAGGGCCGCATCGCCAGCCAGTCCGCCATGTTCAAGGCGTCCGGCATCGTCAGCCTGCCCAAGACGACGAGCATGGTCCTGCTCGACGGCGGCCGGGCCTACTGGGACCACAGCGCCAACGCGGTCATGTACAAGAAGGTGGACGACCGCGACTTCTACCTGGGTCGCGTGGTGGGCGACTGGGCATCGGGCGACACCACCTGCACCGTCAACCTGGGCATCGACCCGTCCTATGACCTCGACCTGGTCCGCGACCCCTACACCACCGTGCCGGTCGGAACGCAGGCCCTGGGCGGCTTCTTGCCACCCCAGCGCAACGGCGGTGCCCTGACCCTGCTCCTCTCGGCCACCAACGAGGCCCAGAAGGCCGACGCGCTGTCGAAGGATGGCTTCGCCGCGGGCGGTGCCAAGGCGGTGATCGAGGGGGCCTTCAACCTGATCTCGCAGGGGGCTGGCGGCGCCCCGGACTTCAACATCGGCATCGCCTCAGCTACCAACGCGACGGACGCCGACTCGATCGCCCAGTACCTGTTCCTCCACATGGACGGCAACTCCCTGGTCATCAACGCCCAGTCCAAGGACGGGACGACGACGGTGGCCGCGGTGTCCACCACGGTCTCGGCCGTGGCTGGTGCCGGCAACGCCAACCGGGTGGAGTTCTGGTTCGACCTGCGCGACATGACTTCGGCCAAGCTTTACGTCAACGCCGTCCGCGTCAACTCCGGCACGACGTTCAACGTGGCGGCAGCCGCGGCCCGTTGGCTACTGCTCGCGCACCTGGAGAAGACGGCGGCGACGGACCAGTTCAGTGTGGACGTGGAGTGGCTGCGGGCACGGTACGGCCAGCAATAACGGGTGCCGCCGTCTGGCGGCTGGGAGAAGAGCAATGGCTGAGTCGACCGCGACCGACCGCTTGCGGGCAGCGCTGGGCAGCAAGCCGCGGGATGCCGCCTGGGTCGTTCAGGAAGCCGGCGATGTCACGCGGACCACGCCCGCCCTGGTGCAGGTGGTGGCCGGGGACGTGCGCGCCGTCTGCGGCCGAGTGATCGACCCGGACGAGATCGTCCAGGCACTCCTGAAGGGTGTGGCTGGAGGTCCCCGCCTTGACCCCCGCCGTGCCGTCTTCATCCAGGCATGCGACCTGCATCACCTGCTCGACTGTGTCAAGGAGTCAGCCCATGAGCGACCGCCTGGAAACGGGGGTGGCCCACCTAGCCAGCCGACTGAAGAGTCACGCCTCGCGGCAGGTAACCTACCGCCGGGGGGCACTGGCGGTGACCGTGCTGGCGACCCTGGACAGCCAGCTCCTGCGGACAACGGACCGGCTGGGTAACACCAAGGTCGAACGGACCGACCGGGACTTCCTGATTACGGCTGCGGACCTGGTCCTTGGCAGCCAGGTGGTCAAGCCCCAGCGGGGCGACCAGGTGGACGTGACCTTCGGCAACGTGACGGAGCGCTTCGAGGTCGTGGCCGTGGGGACCGACCCGCACTGG